AATGATTAAAGAAACAAAACCCGATTATATATATACTCAAAATAAGTGTGCGTTAAAAAAAATGGAAAAAATAGAGAGTAAAGACGGGTGTCCATTTGGTGAATTAGATACACTTAGTTTTTTAAATGGTATTATAAGATACAAACTCTTATCTTTACCTAGTATACGAACGTATTTGTTCCATATAGATAAATACAAACAATGGTTAATAGATGAATATTATAAAAGCGATAGTAAAAAGCAAGAATCTATAGAAAAGAGTCGAACACATATTTCTTTGACTTATGAAAATGATAAATTAAAAGAAGTTGATGGGTTGACACTAAGGGATACCGACTATATAAAGAGAATAGATGAAGTAATGATATATAGCTTAGGGGGATTAATAGAGATACTTAGAAGTATTTTTCCTATAAAATCCTCTGCGGTTTCTCTAAATAGTATATCGAGAGATGAGATAGCAATAATTTATTATTGTCTTATATACTTAGGAATTAAACCTGCTGAAGTTCTTAAAATAAAACTTAGGGACGTAAAGGAAGATGCAAATGGAAGAATAAGTATTCTGCATAATGACGACATAATATTTATTCCCAGTGAACTACAAGAAATTATGTTAAAGGCTATATATGCTAATGACTGTATATCTCTTAATAGATACAAAAAAAACCATTCATTTATATCTGTACCTATAGGAAATACGGAAAATTTATTGAACTTTGGTGAACACTATACACCAATTTTAATGAGTTATATTATAAGAGAAATGACTGTAGTTCAAATAAAGACATATAAAAATCCGTCTATTAAGAAGTTATTATATTCCAATAACTTGTATTACATCGGTAGAATGTATTCATATAATATGTATATTAAAAAGAAAGGAATCATATGTAGTAGAGAAGGTATATTACAATATATGAATGAATGCTGTAAAGTCTTTCCTAAAAATGATATACTTACTCAGTTAAAAATATTTCAAATATTGTTAGACAAGAATATGGATTATTCGAATATAGACGAATATAATACAAAATTTGAAAAAGATAAATTCGATTTAATAAATGGATCGAATAAATCTCTTGTAGACAATGATATGGTAAAAATAAACACAGAACAAATAAAGCAAACGAAAGGATACGATGACTTAACAGATGATTTTAAGGAATTCATAGAAAATGAAAATGGGAAGGATAGCTTATTCCATGTTAAAGTACTTCAAATATATGTTATAAACTTCAAAGCATATTATGTTGCATTAAAAGAAGTTCCAAGCTATAGATTCATACAAACAGATTTAATAAAAGTAATTAAATAAAAAAAACAATTAATTTAAACAAACACAAGGAGGAACAAATGGCGTATAATTCAAGATTTAATTTTAAAGGTAGTGTGGTAATTCCAAAGAAGAGCATGAATAATGGTACTTTTGCAAGAAAGTGGTTTGGTGGTACAAATAATGATCTTGCTATGATTTCACTTAATTTCGGAGTAAAGGTGGGAGAACACAACATAGGATTTGTAGAATTATTTGGAATGAAAACACCGACTGTATATACAGCAAATGTAGACGGTGAGACATTAGAGGTTCCAAGAGAACAGGTAAATGAGCCATCAATTATAGAAAGTGTTGTTCAATATAAGAAAATTATTATCGATCTTGGTTCTGAATTAGGTGGACGAAAAGAATTTATAAATGAATATGAGGCAGCTGATTTCTTAGATAAAAACTTACCTAAATGTCAGAGTAAAGTTAGAGTTACAGGAGACTTTATGAAACAACCAAGCAAAGGAAAGATGTACAATAAATTTGTAATTAAACATATCTATGCACTTAAAGAAGAAGATACTACAAAAGATCAATTGAGCCTTACATTAGATTTATTCTACGATAAAGATTCTGTAGATAGAGCCGATTATAAAACAGAAAAGAAAATATACATCTCGGCTTATGTTGAACAGTTCTTTAGAAAGAATGAACTAGGAGAGAAGAAAGGCAGAAAAATGTTTGTAAAACAAGATGTCGTATTCTCAGCAGCTAATTATAAAGAAGATAATGAAAGACATCAGAACTTATTAGCATACAAATTAAAATATATTGATATCAAAGATAAGAAAAAAGTACATATTCCTTGGGAATGTATGTTGGTTAATGGTGCTGAAGAGGTTGAGTTCAATGAAAGTATGCTTACTTCAAATCAAAAAGAACAAATTGAATTGGGCATTAAAACTATAGAGGACTTCACACCAAAAGAGAATGCAGTATCATCTAAGATAACTGAAATTAGATTAAAAGATCCACTATTGCAGGGGGATTACGTCAATGGTATGGTTTCATCTGACTATACTACTAGTGAGTTCGATGAAGATATATTTAGTATTAAAAGAGCCGAATCTTTAAAAGAAGTTCTTTCAAATGAAAAGGCTGCTCCAAAAAAAGAAAAGGTATCTGCCGCAGAAGAGGTTTCAGCTGCAGAACAAGTTGCTGTATTTGAAGAACTAAACGATACAAAAGATGATGATGACTTATTTTAATAAATTATAAAAACAACCAAATATTAACTATAAAACAAAGGAGAATTAAATGAGAAAATATGGTAAAAAGAACGTAGTAAAATTAGATCCATCAAGATACAATATTGGGTTAATCGGTGAATCAGGTATTGGTAAGTCCACAATAGTAAAAGAGATTTGTGAGAAAATGGTTGGAGTTGAAGGTTATATCGCCTTCGACATCGGCAAAGAAGATGGTCATGGTGCTATTCAAGGAATCGTAACACAAGCGGTTCCAACTTGGGAAGTTTTCTCAGATGTTATAGATGATATCATTGAGAATAAAGAAGAGGACTATAAAGACTTGAAAATGGTTATTATTGATACATATGACCAATTACTTGTCCTAGCAGAAAAAGAAGTGATTAGATTACACAATAAAACAAATCCGGAAAGCAAAGTTACTAGTATTAAGGCAGCGTTTGGTGGATTCCAAGCAGGAGAAGATAAGGCTCTTGAATTAACTCTTGATAAATTATGGGAGTTAAAAGAAGTTGGAGTTCAATTCTTTGTAATAGGACATACCAAACGAAGGGAAATCGAAGATAGTGTTAGTGGTCAAGTATATACTATGCTTACAACCAATATGCCTCAGAAATATTTCACAGGAATTAAGACTAAGTTGCATTTCTTAGCCGTTGCTTCAATAGATAGAGAAATCGTTAAAAGGAAATCAGACAAAAAAGGACTTAAAGGCAAGGATATTATGATAGGTAAGGCTGTATCCGAAATAAGAACTATCAACTTCAGAGATGACAATTATTCAATAGATTCTAAATCAAGATTTGCTACGATTGAGAATAAGATTGAGTTTGATCCTGATGAATTTATTAGAGTTATACAGGAAGCTATAAACACTGAGTATGAAAAAGATGGTAAAATTACAGCAAAGGCAATTAAAGACCAGACAAACGAATCTGAAAAAGTTGCAACCGAGGCTCTGAAAAAGAAAAAACGAGAGATCGAAGAGAGCAATTCTGAAGAAGAGAAGGAAGCTTTATTAGGTGTAATTTCAAATAAATTCGGTACACTAGACAGTACAAAAAAAGAAACACTAAAAGAGATGTTAGCAAAGAGTGGTTGTGGGAAATTCTCAGATGAAGAAATGCCATTAAGTACTCTTCAAGAAATGATTGCATTAATAGAAACAAAACCAGAATAATATAGGCAGTAGAAATACAAAAAATATAATCAATAAATTAAAAAACAAAAAGGAGGTTCTCATGCCAAGAAGAGTTAAATGTCAAGCGACCGGCGAATATGGAACCTCTGATTTTTTTATAAAAATCGGGGGCAAATACTATAAATCACAAGAAATATACGATGAAAACGAAAGAAAAAAGAAGGAAAGAAATAAGACATTTGGATACTTTAAATATAATTTTTTAAAATTAGATAAGAAACAACACCTACCGACTATAGTATACAAGGAAGTGAATAATATTAATTCATATGGCTTTGACATTATAAACGCTACCATAGAAGAGAATATGGACTCTATTATGTATGCTCTATCTCATAAAGATTTTAACTCAGAAGTCGGCAAAGTTCGATATGTTATGGCTATTATAAAAAATAATATAAATGATATATATAAAAAAGAGCAACGATTAAATAAATCATCTCTTGAGAGCAGATGCAAGGTAGAACAAGGTGCAATTACTGAAGAAGAAATTGCAATAGAAGATAAGCCTATATTAGTAAAACCTAAAAGGGATATCAGAGCGTGGTTGGAGGATGATGAAGATTAATGACAAAGAAAAGAAGAGTGCCAGATGAACTTATGGCAAACAGACAACAGCTAGAATGTAATTTCATATTTTCTTTATGGCAAGATATGGCTGACATTGATGCCTATAAATCAATTGTAAATGGAACAGATATAATAACAGAAGATGGTATGTTCTATTATGGAATATTAACTCAGTTAAATAAATTAGGCTATACTGTAATAGACGAAGCCACTTTAAGTGTATTTTTGGCCGATAAGAAAGCACTTAAAGATGGGTTTGATAATAGGGGCGGGGTTAAAACTATACAAGAAATAACGTCTCTTATAGATATAAACAATAAAGAAGGATACCATGATGCACTAGTTAAAAGTACAGCCTTAATAAATCTTCATAAAATGGGATTTGGGATCGATTTAAAAAAGGTCAGCCAGATGACTTCAAATGAAGTTTATGATTATTATACATATAAATTAAATAGCATTTTTGTAGACAAGATACAAAAGGTAAACACAGAATGCCTTTCAGATGGATACGAGCCTTATATAGACGAATGGGACAAAGGTGTTATGGTAGGAACAAAAATAGGATATCCTATTTTAAATTATAGATTATCGGGTGTACATAAGAAGAATCTATTACTACATATGGCACATATCGGAAATGGTAAAACTACATCTGCTATATTATTTTATATATTACCTGCAATAGCTGCGGGTGAAAATGTATGCATTATGGCAAACGAGCAAGATGTGCAGGAGTTTAGACAAATGATATTGGCTTCTGTGTTATTTAATAAAATTAAATATAGGGGAATGGATAGACAGAAATTTGTAAGAGGGCATTTTTCAACAGAACAGAGAGATGCTATGATGATGGCGGCTGATTGGTTAAAAAAACAACCTGGGAAGATAGAATATGTAGAATTAACAGATTATGCCATTACAACAGTAAGGAAAGTAATAAGGAAATATAGTAAATTAGGCTTTGATTTATTTGTTTTTGATACCCTAAAGCCTGAAACTGAAAGTTCAGACAGGGCATGGGCGGAATTTAGTGAAACGGCAAAAGAGCTTTTCTTGTTAGCAAAGACTGAAGAAGTTCCTATTATTGCAACGGCTCAGTTATCAGGCGAATCGAATTCTAGACGATTTTTGGACATGTCGTCTATTGGTAAATCTAAGGCCATTGGAGAAACGGCTACTCAGGTTGTAATGTTTCGTTCTATGAGCTCAGATGAAAAAAGCAAATTATTCGTGTATTCGTACAAGAAAGATTCAGATGGGAAA